GATGCGAGCAAACACCCTGACCATGTTCATCGGTATATCAGAGTGTCGTTGATGGGGAACGCTGACCCAACCAATGCACCTGCGAAGTTTAGAGAGGGATGGGAGCCGGTGAAAGCCGCCGACTATCCTGAGTTGATGCAGGAATCCAATCCCAATAGTCGTTACAAGGACAACATTGAGATTGGAGGTTTGTTGTTGTGCAAGGCACCCAAGTCTCTGATGAAGCAGCGCAGCGATTATTACAACGCGCAAGCCAACAATCAGATGTCTGCCGTGGACAATAACTTCATGAAACAGAACGACGAGCGGATGCCTCTCTTCCAAGAGAAGCGATCCAGCACGACGTTCGGTCGTGGCACTAAATAATTTTTGTCTTTTAGGAGACTTCAATGACTTATCCGGTAATCTCAAGCCCTTACGGGTTTAAGCCGTATAACCTCATTGGTGGTCGGGTCTTTGCGGGTTCTACCCGTATGGTTCCCATCGCCAACGGATATGCGTCTAACTTGAACAATGGTGACATTGTTCAGATCAATTCGGCTGACGGTACGTTGATTAAAACCGCTATTTCTACCCCCGGCACTTCTCAGGCGGCGGTTGCTGGTACGATTGGCGTGTTCCTTGGTTGCGAGTACGCAACCTCGGGTGGCCCGATCTATGGCCTGAACCGTTTCAACAACTGGGTTGGCGGTACGACGGCGGTCACTTCGGTGAGTGCTTCGTCCACGACCGGTGTGACGGGCTACGTCCTTGATGACCCGTTCGCGGTGTTCAAGGTCGTTGCGGTTGCCAACAACGCTTCAGCGAGCAGCACGACGATTGCGGCGTTTGGCCCAGCGTTCCTCGGCTCGAACGTGCAGATCGTGTCCAACTACTCGGCAACGGTACCGCTTACTGGCGATTCGTCGGCGGGTGTGTGCGGCAGCACAACGTCCAACCTTACGCTCTCCACTGCCAGCCCGTTCCGTATCGTTCAGTTTGTCCCAGAGACGGCCCTGTCTGCTGCGACGACGATCACGGCTACGGCGACCAGCACTACTCAGACCGTTGCGTCCACGACCGGCATTTATGTCGGCATGAACATCTCCGGTACGGGTGTCGCGGCGGGTACGACTGTTTCGTCCATTACCAACAGCACCACGTTCGTCGCTTCGGCGTCGATCACGGGTACTTCGGGTAATGCGATTTCGTTCTTTGGTTATCCAGAAGTTCTTGTAACGTGGACGGATACGTACCACAGCTACACGAACTCCACTGGCGTTTAAGGGAGCATTTTAAATGGCTATTTCAAGAGCACAGCTACTTAAGGAACTGCTCCCCGGCTTGAACGCTTTGTTCGGTCTGGAGTATGCAACCTACGGTGAGGAACATAAGGAAATTTTCGAGATCGAAAGTTCCGAGCGTTCCTTTGAAGAAGAGACGAAGCTTTCGGGCTTCAGCGCGGCCCCGGTGAAGAACGAAGGCCAAGCGATTGCGTATGACAATGCGCAGGAAGCTTGGACTGCTCGTTACAACCACGAGACCATCGCTCTCGGCTTCTCCATCACGGAAGAAGCGGTTGAAGACAACCTGTATGACTCACTCAGCAAGCGTTATACGAAGGCGCTCGCCCGTGCGATGGCGTACACGAAGCAGGTCAAGGGCGCGTCGATCATCAACAACGGCTTCAGCACCACCTACACGGGCGGTGACGGACAGCCGCTGTATTCGACGGCTCACCCGCTCGTCTCTGGTGGTACCAACAGCAACACCTTCACGACACAGGCTGACTTGAACGAGACCTCGCTTGAAGCGGCGGTCATTCAGATCTCCCAGTGGACGGATGAACGTGGGCTGCTCATTGCCGCCAAGCCTCGGAAGCTGATCGTTCCTCCGCAGCTCATGTTCGTTGCCAAGCGTCTGCTTGACACTGAACTGCGCGTTGGCACGACCGACAACGACATCAACGCCCTCAAGGCGATGGGGTCGATTCCGGAAGGCTACAAGATCAACCACTTCCTGACGGATCCAAATGCTTGGTTCCTCATCACGGACGTGCCTAATGGTCTGAAGATGTTTGTTCGTACCCCGCTCCAGAATTCGATGGACGGCGATTTCGACACCGGCAACGTCCGGTACAAGAGCCGCGAGCGTTATAGCTTCGGCTGGTCGGATCCGCTCGGCACCTTCGGTTCGGCGGGTTCTACCTGATAGGGTAGTAGAGGAGGCCACCTTCGGGTGGCCTCTTTTTTGATTATGTAAAATGGTGTATAACGATACTACTAGGGTTTCGAGTCATACCAACTGACCTAGCAGACGATGCACCGATGGTATGACGGTCTTGTGCATAAGGAGTATTTTCAATGGGTATTGCATCGCATTTAGGCCCGTGGCAGCTCGGCACCGTCCGAAGCACGACGGGTACTACCGCTGGTACGGTTCGCAACATGGGTACGACCATCGTTGCCCAGCTTAAGCCAATTCTTTACACGGACGCGGCACCTTCGACTGCGTTCTGGCTCCCTGCCGGTGCGTTCATTACGCTGGCGCAGTTCTACACCACGACTGCATGGACGGGTACTACCCCGACGCTGACCCTCTCGGGCAACGGCACGGCGTTTACCACGGCCCTTTCGCTAAGCTCGCTTGGGTCTTCGATCATGACTGTCGCTTCAACCTCTGGCGCGATGGGGTTTGTAACCAACGTCGGCACGGCTGATGCGCAGGTTACGTACACGATTGGTGGTACGGCGACCGCTGGCGCGGGTGTTATCTATCTTGCCTACATGGTACGTCAGTCTGACGGTACGACTGTTCCTACGTATAACACCGGCCCGTAATACTCAGGGAGCATTGACATGATGCAAACTGATGTAAAAAGTTACTACATGAACGCCACTGGATCCAGTGGCGTTGGTGGTACACGCACTCGCGTCAAAGCGGTGTATTACGTGTCAGGTGCAACTGCGGGGTCAGTCTTGTTCACAGACGGCGGGTCTACTGGGCCTACGTTGATTCAGTTCGACACCCCCACCGCCGCCAACTCGGGTAACGGGATGGTTCTCATCCCCGGTGAAGGTGTCGTATTTAGCGGCCCTCCGTATGTGACTCTGACTGGTGTGGCTTCGGTGACGTTCTTCTACGGATAGTGCCGTGACAGCCGTCTACCAAAGTTCCGCTGCCGCACTGAACATTCAGTGCGATCAGGGGGCTTCGTTCTCGTTGTCAGCCACGTGCTACGACGATGCGGGGCTTATCAACCTGACGGGCTATTCAGCCTTGATGCAGATCAGGAACTCGCCGACGTACAACGGTGGTGTGACCCCCACCGTTGTCTATTCGTTGTCCACGGCTGATGGACAAATTACGTTGGGTGGTGCGGCAGGTACGATTCAGTTAGCGATTTCCGCCGCGAATACGGCGTCGTTGCCTGATGGTGAATACAGTTACGACTTGTTCATCATACAGGGCAGTTTCCAAGCCAAGATGTTTGGTGGCCTGTTCACCGTCAACCCGCGCGTAACAGTAGCTCCGCAGACGTTGCCTTACTCGTTCTGGGGCTATTCTGGCAGTGGGCTTGAACCATTCTCTCCACCGTACCCGTCTGGGTTTATTGAAGGTTATCAGAATGGCAACGTGGCTTCTGCTGACCCTCCGACGTTCAATGGCGCAATAATACTTTTGATTGCCTATCAGGGTAATTCATACGCTGCGAATGGCGTTTGGCTATTGGAATTGCTTGGTACGTTGCCTAAAAACTTTTTTACATCGCTGCAATTCGTGGATAGCAACGGTACTTTGCAAACGCTGTACTCATCTAACGCCACGTTGGATACGGTTACGGTTTCCGGGTCTACGATCTGGTCATGGCCTAGCACGGTTGACTACCCGCCTCTTTCGATCAGCCCACAGTTTATTATTTCAGTGGTGATGACCTAATGAGTAATTACAACATCCAGATCCAATACCCCGGAGTCGCTGGCCCGATTGGCGGTGCGATTCCTGCTGGTACTAATGGTCAGATGCAGTTTAACGACAGCGGTGTGCTTGGCGGCGCGTCGATGACGTATAACTCTACAAACAAAACATATAACGTACCCGCTCCGTCAACCGCATTCGGTGGGGCAGTTGAAACGATTACACAGCCTCCATTTAGCGGCATTTATCCAATCACGGATGCGGCGCTTAGTTTGCTTCCAGATTCTGTTTCTGGGTTTTCACAACAACTTATTGCATCCGACAATTACACATTTGGCATCTCTGTCAGCGATAGCAGTACTTGGTATTCGGGATTTTCCATTAACGATTGGAATACCAGCAACACATTTTTACTTTACAGTGGTGATTCTTCTCAGTCACTGTATGGTTTATTTTTGGGCGATGGGGTTACCGCCATTGAGTTATTTGATGGTACGGGTATTTATACGTCTAATACTACTGGTGGGGCAAAAGGTCAAGGCACCATCAACGCAACGGGTTATTACGTCAACGGGCTTGTTTCTTTAGATGCGGAAGCGCAATCGTCAAGTTGTTCATTTCACATAAATGACGTTCCGAATAACGCAAATTTTTTCGGATACAACCACGGATTATTTACCAACATAGGCGCTTATCCTACGTTGTCATTCAATACGGGGTCAGACCCCACAATGACGACGACCACGATGTCGCTCACCAACGGTCTTAGCATGACTGGAGCAACGGGTGGAGATCAAGGAGTTGGCACCATCAACGCAACGGGTTATTACGTTAACGGAGTCCCTGTTGCTACTGGTGTTTTAACAGTCGCCACGCTTCCCACAGCAGCGGCTGGCGCTAGAGCTTTTGTAAGTGATTCAACAGTCGCTGCCGCTGGTAATTTTGGAGCCATTATTGCAGGTGGCAGTACACATACTGTTCCAGTTTGGTCAGATGGTACGCATTGGTATATTGGCTAGGAGAATTTGATGGCTACTTTTAGCGTTAATCTCAACGGTACTGCATTCAGCTACACCATCGCTGACGCAGACTGGACGCGCATCATGAATGCGTTTACAGCGACTGGTACGACCAAGAATCAAAAGGGCGAATCGGTCGTTCCTACCGAAGCGCAAGTTAATGCCAGCATTGCCAACCAGATGTTATCCATACTGATTCGCTTGCCGCAGCGCCATGAAGCGTTGGCCGCTATTAAAACAGCACAGGCGGCGGTTGCAGCGATCACTGCAACCCCGGTGGCGTGATGGCTAAATCTCCTGCATGGCAGCGTAAGGAAGGCAAGAACCCCAACGGTGGGTTGAATGCCAAAGGTCGTGCGTCTGCCAAGAAACAAGGCATGAACCTTAAAGCCCCGGCCCCGCATCCCAAGACCAAGAAGGACGCGGCTAGGCGTAAATCTTTTTGCGCCAGAATGTCAGGGATGCCGGGGGCAATGAAAGATGAAAAGGGACGACCAACCCGTAAGGCGTTGTCGTTAAAAGCATGGAATTGTTAACATGCCAAGCGTAAGTAAAAAGCAACACAACCTGATGGCGATGGTGGCCCACGATCCCAAAGCTGCCAAGCGAGTCGGTATTCCTCAATCAGTTGGCAAGGACTTTTCCGAAGCCGACAAGGGTAAAAAATTTGGAAAGGGTGGGTCTATGAAACCGAATGAGTTGAAGGGCAAAGCCAAGGAAACGAAGGCCATTGCAAAAGAAGAAATTAAAGCCCTAAAGCGCGGTCATGCGCCGAAGGAAATTTTGGAACATGAACGTGCGGAGCATAAAGCTATGGGTTACAAACACGGCGGTAGAACGCATCATATGGCCAAAGGTGGCATGAAGCACAAGAAGCCTTCGATGGGCGGTGGCATGGGCGCGGCTCCCATGGATCCAGCTGCGCTGGCTTCAATGGCTGGCCCTCCGGGCGGCGGCGCTGGCCCGATGGCGGCTGGCCCCGGCGGTATGCCGGGAATGGCGCATGGTGGCACGATCCATCATCACCACGCCAAGACCTCTCATCATCACCATCACCACCACTATGCTCGCGGCGGCGCTGTCAAGCATCACGACATGTCCGAGTCGCACGGTGAGCGTATTAGCAAGAAGCCTGAAGTCGAGAAGATGATCGGCGGCAAGAAGCGAGCTAACCCGGATGGTGCCGAGAAGAAAGGCCACACCAAGGGTAAGGTCGTCAAGATGGCCCGTGGCGGTCATGTTGGTAGTCATCACGCTCGCGGTGGCGGTATTGAGTCTAAGGGCAAGTCCA